AGCTTCCTGTGGTGCTATATCGCTAAATATAGCAGGACTGACATTAAAAGTATTGACGTATTGAGTTACATTGGAATCAGTACGCAAATGTTTAATTATAGAAGCTTCAACAGTAACACCCATTTTAAAAATACTCCGTGCTCAAAATATTAATTATTTCTTGCTCTTCTTCTAATAATGTCTTATTCACAAAAGGGCGTTTATTCTGTTCTTTACCGTCACCATGTCCAAACTCTAATAAATGAGCATGGGGAGCAGTAGAGCCAACAAAACTAACACCTTTTTTACCTGTTTTTAATTTATATCTAATACTTTTACGCAAACCACCCGAGCGTCTGCCTGGGTAATCACCAGAAGTTGAGACACTTCTTTTTGAAATATTCTTACGCATTTTTTTAGCAGAATACTGCAAAGCTTTTCGCCTTGAATTTTCTTCTGATTTTTCAAGATCCTTCACGACGCTATCAACAAACGATTCATATCTAAAAGTCATTATTCACGCCTTTCTAAACATATACAAATTAATTCAATTCTACGCTCTTGAACATCTTCAATAGTTTTTATTTCAAAAGTACGAGTACCGAAAGTTATTTGATTATTAGACTCAACAAGAGTTATTTCACCCCTTATTTTTACTTCATGTGAAGCGTCAATATTGAAAGTCCGATACTCTTCCATACGCCTAGCATTAAGCGGAGTTAAAGACATCGGCACATTCTCAGAAACAACAGCCCAAATATCAGCAGTTCCGCCTTGCCCATCATCCGTATACTGTCGCTCTTCAATATTACAATAATGCCGACATTGAGACGCTAAAGATTTTTTCGGTCTTCTCGATAGTAACATTATTCAAAATCTCCGTGAATATAATTTGGCTGTGGCTCGAAAATATAACCGATAATTATTGTGATTTGAGTTGTATCATCAGTAACATCATCATTATGATTTACTTCAAATTTTCCACCTTTTGGAAAGTGGAAAACACGATCTTTAAACTCTGCTATTATTGAAGATTTTGGTTTGTGTGTTCCTAGTACCATTCCTGGTATATGCATATCTTTATTTTCAATATTGACAATTTCTGTTGAGTTAGTTCCAGGTGTTCCATCATAACTCTTAACAAGTGTATTTAAATAACAATCTTGAGTGCTAAATATCTGAAATTGTAAATGATTAAATTCGCCTAGAGCTGTTATTGCTGTAGAGTCGTTAGGTGTTGTAAATGCGTACCCGCTTGAATAATACTGTCTTAAAAAAGTAGAGTTTCCGCCGTAAACAGTCACATCTGTATCTATATATTTTATAACAATAGCGTAATAATTTCCCGTAACAAGGAGTGTATTACCGGGTATTTCAAGGGCAACACCTGCTACAAAAGACTCTAAATGATATTCCCTTTTCCCTCCAATTAATGCAAGAGTCACACTACTCGCGACAGCACCGCTGTTTATTCCACGGTCACCAAGCTCTGTATATTGCGTTCCATCGTCAAGAGAATTAACACCACCCACAGGCTTTTCGCTTCCCATATCCCACAATTCAACGCTTATACTTCCAGGAGGGGGTGTTGCGGTTATATTGTCAACATATGCGACTGAGCTATTACGGCGATCATCTAAACGAAATCCTATTTTCGTGATATTCGTCATATCTGTAGCCCCGCCGCCATCTTCTGTCATGTCGTCGATATTTATTGTTAGCGGCTCCCATGCACTAGAGTCTTGTATTACTATAGATTGTGATTTTGTGCTAGTCCCATCACCAACAAAAATACTAAATTTTACTTGATTATAATCTCTGTTTTGATAAAAAGAAAAGTTAAACGTATAGCCTTCGTAATCAGTAGCCGTTATTGTATTAACCCATTCGTCCCCAACTGTGGCGTCAGCAGGCATACACATTGATTGAGAACCTCCATCAGTAGGAACTTCACTTCCTATTGTGGCTTTATCATTTGCATCAGTCTCAACCCATACTGCTTGTAATGCAGCGTCATTTGCGTATGATTCGAAATTGTCAAAAGATGACCCTGCGGCACTCTCTAAAGTGAGATTAATCCCATTTATATTATCTTGGCTAGCTCTAAATACTTGCCCGACAACCGTACTACTATCAACAACCGCTTGAGCTTCCCTTGATGACTCAACGTGTTCATTTAAAATTTCAGGTCGCAACCTATAGTGATTCAGTTGACCTTTTTGGATAAAAAAGCTTTTTGAATTACTTGTTTGGTGAATATAAGTTGATGGAATTGCTCCGAGCGTGCTCATTTATCTATCCTCTATACGATCAGGTTGCAAAATGTTATAAAATGCTGGTGGCACTGTACCATCTTCAGCTATACGATTTTCATAACGATAAGCACAATATAAATATATCGCGTCTTTTATTCGGTCAGGGACATCACTCGCGGAACCGTACCCAGCATCATAATTAATAACTAACCCTTTTATTGGTCGTAAAGTGACACTAGGCCAACTTTCCCCATAATTAAGGGCTATACGTGCAGGCGTTGAATCCGTATCAACAAAATATTTCGACGAATCAAGAGTATATTCAACGTTGTCAGTATCGTAATATTTTACACTATTCACAGTGATAGCAGGTGGACGAGGTAAAAGAATTTCAGTATCAGGCCAATAATCATACGACAACTCTAGAGTCTGTGTAATATATGCCCTGTGCTGATAATCTTCTGCTGCTGTCCGCCCTGAAGCAATCCATGTATCAATGAGTGAATCTTCCACATCATTGTACACACGTGAATACAACTTCACATCGGAAGAAGTAACAGGCTCCGTTGCTGGAGCCGTTACTACTTTAAAATTACGCGACTTCAATATATGCACCATCGTCAATTGGTATATAAAATATTGTCCATGCAATTGTTCCCGTATTTGACGCTGCACAATCAAGATCAATAGTTCCAGCGTTTACAATTACGCCTTTTGCTTGAGAAGCCACAGCTCCAGCGGTTGTTCCTACTAATGCATCAGTAAGAGTCCCCGTGATACTGTAAAGAGTCCCAGCCTCATCTTGTGAGATACTAAGAACCGCACAAATATCAACACTTGTACCTGTTGTTGGGTTAGCAGTCAACTTTGTATTATTAGCTTGCGTTTGTATAACTGTACCAACTTCGCCAACGATTCCAGTAATTAAAACTTTCCCACCACCAATAGTAAAAATAGATTCTGCGGTAGTTTGCGGTAAACTAGCGTCGGCACGTTCGACACGAGCACCAAGGATTGTTTTTCTTAATCCGTTTAAATCATTTAATCCACTCATAATTAGTTACCTTTCTGATTGAATTAATCAATTACGCTTGATTGAACCGCTATATCAAAACGCGGAGACAAAAGAGCAATAGAAACTCCACCAAGCACTGGACTATTAACAACTTCAACGGCTGTCAGTCTCACGTATTCATACCCCGAAACTGCTAAAGCTTCAGCGTCGATACTAACTTTGTAAAGTTGTGAACTACCTGCTGTAGTTGTGAATCCAGTTGATGCCACTTCAGTCATATCACTATGAGTGTCACCAGTTAGTATTGTCTGATAGCGAAAGGCTACAGCACTTGTGGTTGTTGGTGTGGTGTCGTCACAAGCCTCAACAGTTATTGTTGATGTCCCTGTGGCTCCAACGCCTTTATAAATAGTAAATTCTATAGTTTCATGGTTTTTCAGTGATACAACATCTGTAGAAACTGTACCAGCAAAAGCGTCTGCAACGGGATCTATTCCCTTTACATAATGACTATATGATTTCATAATAAAATCCTTTCTTTAATTAAGATCTTGTGTTAAGAGTTACAAATGGTGATAGTGTTCCAGATCCCTTTGCAGGAGTTAAAGCACTCTGCCACAGTGGCATCCCGTTTACTCTGTATGTAAATCTAAAAGCCTTTTCATCAGTAGCAAAAGCGACATGAATACTTTCAGCACTTTTTATTCCCTCACCAGCTTTATCAATAAGCAAGTAATCGTCAAGATTGACAAGCATAATATCGCCCTTAGTTCCAAGAGTTGACGCTTGTTCAACAGCAATCACAGGAAGCCCCATAAGTGTGCTATAAGGTGCTCCAGAAACTCCATTCGCAGGAAGGAATACAGGAACTCCACCAGTACCAACCGTCTGAGACATTGTGAATAACTCAGGCTCAATATTTTGATTAATTAACCATACTGAATTTTTGCGACCACGTGCCCAAGCTCTTGACCACATCCCTAGTATATTTTCATATACAATAGTATTAGCACTTTGTCCTGCTTTTTTAGCGACTGAAACAACGGCATTACTTTCAAGAATACCACTTGGCTCACCGACACCAGAACCATTTAAAATAGCTTCGTCAAGCATCCACGCGAAGTCATCACTAAAAGCTCCATTGATTTCAGCTTCAAGCCCAGCCGAATCAGCAATTAACTCGTCAGTTGCGTAATACATACCCGCTAATTTACCTAGCTTAAGGTCAAGTCTACCAAGTTTTGGCTTACTCGTATTAATAGTTCCAGCTTCTGGAATCCAATAACTTTGAACACCACCAGAACGACTACCAGTTGCTCTTGATGTCTCGTCAATATAATTTTGAACGTATCTATCACCGACAGAAACAGGACGTTTACGACAACGACCAGCTATTACAGAGCTATCATAAACCCGTTTTAAAATTTCTGTAGCCATAGTCTCACCGACAAGAAAACCACCATCCGCAGGTACTAATTCATTACCACCCTGCGCAGCGTTAAGGATTCGTTGATCCATTACGCCAGTAGTTTTATGTGTTGCCACAGCATTTAATAATGAACCGATACCATTTCTAAAAAGTGGCTCATCTTTTGTAATACGTACAGACTGAGCACCGCTAGGAACTCCAGAACCGCTGTTAGTTGGTGCTTGTGGTGTTGATGGTGTTGCAGGAGTATTGTTTTGAACCTGCTTTTCCATCTCAATCATTTTTTTAGCATTGTTGATGCTGTTTGTAAATTCATCAAACTTTGTTTGTTCTTCGTCTGTGAACCCACGCACCTCATTTTTCGCCGTGTCAAGGAGCTTTTTCTGATCCTCGACAGCGTTTTTAATAATTAGATTCCAATTCATTTTGGATAATCTCACTTTCTAATAATGTTATATTATTTCCAGCAATAGCATTTTCGAAAACACTATAATCGATAACTTCGGGCGTAGGCTCGAAAGGTTTTATTTTTGCTGAATTTTTATATATGTTACTGTATCTTCTTTTATCAATCTTTAGTGAATTAATTACTAACTCACCGTTTTTATTCTGAATAGATACATTTTCACCCGTAAGAGAATCAACAAACCCCATATCAATGGCTTCCTGTGCATTCATGTATGTTTCTGCATCCATTAACTCTATTAATTTATCTCTCTCAATGTTCACTTTTTCAAGATATGTATTTTCGATTGTGCCTTGCACTTTATCTAAATCATCAGCATACTTTCGAATGTCCTTAGAGTACGAATAATCCCAAATAGCACCCATTGGGTTATGTATCATTACGATGCCATTAGGTGCAATTACTCTTTCATCTCCTGCTTGTAATACAACACTCATAGCAGAGGCCGCAATACCATCAACTGAAATTCGAACAAGTGCAGGATGTCTTTTAAGAATATTATATATTGCATGACCAGCAAAAACACTTCCACCTGGGCTATTTACGTATATATCTAAAAACTCAGCGTTTCCAGCCTCAGAAAGTGCATTTTTCACCATTGTAGGTGTAATATCATCCTCATAGTATTGCTCGTCACTTATCACGCCATACATATATATAGTGTACGTGTTGATAACTTTTTCATTTTTAACTATATCAAAAGGCATTACTTAACCCCACTTTGTTTTATTAACTCTTTCATATCATTCACCATTTTTTTATTCTCAGCTTCATTTTTACCAGCTTCACCCATGTTTAATGGCTCTAAATAGATGTCACCATTGGGAATACTATTCATATTTAGCAGTTTTCTTATGTCATTTACAGACATCCAGCCCCATTGTCTTCCCGCGGCGAACGCTTCAGCCATTGATTTAGTATCACCACGCAACAATGATGCCATGTTAAACTCGAAATAATACCCGTCATCACGCTGTTTTTTTGTCAAAAGCTGTGTATTTATAGTCATTTCCGCTCTTCTAAAGTGCGGTAACATGGTATACATTAAGAAAGATAACGATAAATGCTCTATATTGTTGTATGTTGCACTGTCTAAATTTTGAACCATGTGAAGAGGCACTCTATAAACTCTACATATATCCTCTATTTGAAACTTTTTCGACTCCAATAATTGAGCGTCAACAGGTTTTATAGTAATCGGTTTATATGTTAAACTATCTTCCAATAACATTGGAGTCCCAGCATTCATAAGACCAGAATATCTTTTTTTAATGTCTTCTTGTAATCTGTTGTAAGCTTCTTCATTTAAAAATTTCTCATGCTCGAAAACACCAGAAGGGAAAGCTCCGTTTTTATAAAACTTTTTACTAAACTCTTGGTATGTTAGCCCAACATTAACGATACTAGAAAAATACTCTAGTGGAGAATAACCTTGTATTCCATCTGGAGAAAACCCGACCATGTGGAACATATCATCTCTCGTATAAGTCCCGTCACTCGTTTTGTAAGTAATTTTCCCGTCCACAAGTTCCTGTGTAACATTTAAAACAGGTTTTAGACCAACTATATTACCATATTTATCTTTATCTTTAAGGGCATAAAAATTACCGTCAGTATTGATCTGAACCATACTCATCTCGTGATAATTGTATGCATTCATGTATCCATTAGGAGCATTTTTCAGTAAATCAAGAAGTCCTGTGTTGTTGGTTTTTTCTCTGTCATCGCCATTTTTACTTCTTTTGTATTCATTTATAGTGACACTAGCGTAACCTTCAGAGATAACACGAACACAAGCAAAAACAGCACTATACTTCATCATTTGAGTATCTGTTTGCTGTAAATCTCCGCCACTATTAAAGGCTTCTGAGTACCTTTGGAAGTCAGTTTTGTTTTGTATTGCGTTTAATACTCGGCGTATCATGCCTGGTTGGTTAGACATCAAAGCCTCTCATTCCTCTGTTGTTGTATCCTGAATTTGCGTCGTGAGTGATAGCTCTAACCATTGCGTTCATGGTTGCCGCGGCGGGGTCAATTCTGTCTATACTTTTCTGTTTGTCTAACATTATGTTCTCGTTTTGGTCAGTTTTTACTATCGCATTACCAAGCCCCCAGCTTAAAACTGGGTTGTTATCATGTTCGACATTACCTTTATATACTTCTTCCCTAAAAACTTTTGTTGGCTCGCTAAGAGTTTTTATACCTTGCCTTATATCTATGACCTCATAACCTTGCACAATTAAATCACTACTTAATTGTATAGCTGCCCACGGGTCATTACAAAACGACTCACAAAAATATCCGCAGTCTTCAAGTATATCTATAATGTACTTCTTTACCTCATTATAGTCAATAACTTCTCCATCAGTGCAAGTAATCCATCCATCCGACACCCAGCTATCAAACGGCATATGATCCTTCCTTATACGCTCTGTAAGCCTTGTTTCAGGAATAAAAGAATGTGAGATTACTTTATACTTGCCTCCGTTAATTGGAGGAAATACTAGAGAAACACTAGTTAAATCTATTTTTGCAGACAAATCTACACCGATATAACACGACTGCCCGCGTAATTTATTATAATCAAAATCATCATTCCCGCAAGCGTTCCATTTCTGAAGATCGAGATAGCCAGCTTTTCTCTGATTAATCCAAACATTCATGTGCTTTGTAAGGAAATTCCTCATTTTATCGGGGGAAACTTTAGCTTCTGCGAGTTTATCACGTAAACTATCGATACCTTCAGGATAGGAACAGATAATAGGGTTAGCTTTTACCCATGTAGATTCGTCGTTTATATCATCAAGAAGGTCACCAACTGCAACTACTCGACCATCTACTTCTATAGGGTCGCTTGTTTGATTCACTTCAAGTTCACAGATCATAACAAATTCCCATTCTAGTACAAAAACATTATCAGGATCTAGGATGTTTGATGCAATTTTGTACTCTACTCTGTAACATGGATTATTTAGATCAAAGCCCGCAGTTGTAACTATACCAAGTAACGGTTCTTGTCTTGCACCCATTCCAGAATCAACGACGTCCAAAATCTCGCTTGTTAAATGTGCATGATATTCGTCAATTATACCGCACTGAGGATTTAAACCATCACCTGATTTTTTATCTTCTTTCGAAAGTGGCTTTAGAATAGAATTAGATTTTATATGATCAATTTTTCTATATGCTTCACGCCACTTACCTTTTAAATCAGGGCAACGTTCCAGCATCATACGAGTTTCATCATAAACTATCTTTGCTTGGTCTTTCGTTGTTGCTGCACAGTATACTTCTGATAATTCCCCGTTAAGAAATACCATTAATTCATAACTAGCAACTACACTCCAAAACTGGGACTTAGCATTTTTACGAGCTAATTGATCATATACTTTTTTAAATCTACGGTATCCAGTATCCTTATGATACCAGCCGTAAATATTAGCACCCTTAAATTTTTGCAGTATATCGAACTCTATTTTTTTACCAGCTAATTTACCTTTAGTGTGTTTAAATAATCGAGACCAGTCTATAAACCGTTGAGCTTTTGCTTCATCAAATATAAATGGAAAATCTTCTGTACCTTCTCGCTCCAGATCTAAAAGAAATCTTTCACAGGCCCATATATGTTTTTGGCAAGCTACTATTTTCTTATTGCTTATTTTTTTACAGTATTGGATTAGAGCGTTTTTAAGTTTCAAAGTGTATGTTTCCTGATTTTTAGATCAACTTTATTGGCGTTAAGCTTATCGAGAAACTTACCTATTTTAAATAAGGTTTCTGAGGATGAACCTATATTAGGCTTCATATCTATAAACCACCAGTCGTCAATGTCTTTAGATTTATCATGAAGTATCTGGACTAGTCCTATATTACGTTTAGCTTCATCATCTAAATAAATTGTGTACCTGTCGCGGAGTGATATTAAATCACGTTTTGCTATCATAAATCACCGAATCCTTTTTTTTAAATTAAACCTTAATGTTATTGGGTATTGTAAGTTCTTCTACACCCAAGACTCTCCCGCAACTCGGACATTTATTTATATTAATACAGCCCTTTGATAAAATAAAATTATCTGCTAACTGTTTAGCACCCTCACGAATTGGTATAATCATTTCATCGTTATCTTTATGGTCAATAGCGTTTTTAAGTTTCATCTACTACCTGTTCTCTTAATTTTGCGTACTCGCGATACTCCTCACCAAACACTTTACTATACTCACCTACACCATAATTATCCTCTAGGTAACTATATTCATTAAGTAGCGCCACACAATTTTTAATAATCCATTCTGGAGTGCAAAC